GTTGGGGTAAGTTGTAACGGTACATATGGTGCGTACACGTAACCAGCGTCCAATAATGATTTACCTTTGTGTCCGATAAGGATTTTTCCTGAAGGGAAGTATGGGTCACGATATACCTGATAACGGCCAGCTAAAGTACCAATTTTCTCGATACCCATGTTATACTGATCTTGCTCAGGTGAAGCGTTACTTACGTGGAAATATTCAAGGTCATCGAATACTGCTGATACCTCTGAAGAGATAACAATCCAGTTAGCACCACCTCTTAAAGTTGTTTTATGGATCTGAGCTGAAACCTGGTTGATTTTGGTAACCAATGTCTGGTTCCAGTCTTTCTGAGTGTAACCTTGGAATGCTGAACCGTTATTACCATATCTCCATTCGTTCCAATCCCAACGAGCTTTCCATGCTGCGCCTTTTCTAAGGTCACGAAGGATTTCACGGTCAACTTCAGCAGCTATTTGTTCTGAAAGAAGAGAAGTTAACTCAGCTTCAGCGTCGATGTTATGGAATGCACTAACGTCCTGTGCTAATTCAGGTGACCAGCTAGCACGTAATTTTCTTTCAGTAACGGATACTGTAACACTTGACAAGTCAAATGAAACTTCACCGATGTTATCTTCGAACTCTAAAGTATCGTAGATTCTGTACTGAAGGGTAATTTGTGGAGCGGTAAAGTAAGCAGGAATTGTATATCCGCTGAAACCACCAGTTGCTGAATAGCTTGTTAAATCTACTTCGAAGTACATAGTACCAGTTGCGTCGCAAATGTTGTTCCATCTTCCTGAAGGATAAGTTGAGCTAGTTGATTTCTGTCCGTATTCAACAATACCTTTTCCGTATTTCTGAGTTACGATGTGGAAGTTTCTTGAAACACCGCTGTAATAAATTTCAGCAGATGCTAAGAACTCTTCGGTGTCAACGTATGAACCGTTAGGACCTACAAGTTTACCATCACCATCCATATCGAAACCATTGAAGGTTACGTATAAGTTGTTAATAGTTGTGCCAGTAAGAGCGCCTGCGCTTACGTTTGAAAGAACGCCATTACTAAATGTAACTACGTTTACCGCTGAATATGCTACTCCACTGTATCTTCCTTTTGAATAATCAAAAAGACCTGTGGTTGGTGAGTTACCATCTCCTTGTTCGTAGAAACGGTCGTAAAGGTTTTTAGCCGGAGTATTGTCGCCAGTATCATAACCTGCAGTTGCAGCGTCTGAGTTACCTGGTGCACCATATGGTGAATAATGTGTTCCGTCATTTGCTCTTTCCTGAATTTTAGGTACGAAGAAGAACAATTTACCGATAGGTAAGTTCATTGCTTGAACACTAACGATGTCGTTAGCTAAAAGTTTAGAGAATACTCTTCGAATTATCGGGAATACAACAGTTTCAAAAGAACCTGATGAATCGGATACTGCAGCTTCGTTGATAAGGAAACTTGCTTCGTTTTCGTATAATTGTGCGATGTTATCTTTCTGGTGACCAACTAATCCTTCAAGGAATCCAAGTTCGTCCCATTTCTTTATGGTATCTTCTTTGATAACTCTAAGGTGTTTTAAACCAATGTTACCAACCATACCTGATTCTAATAATGCTCCCATTTTAAATATTTGTTTTAATTTTTATTCTTTATTATTATTTTATTACATTTTTTGCATTAATTCTTTCATTCTCTTGAACTGAGGATTTTCATAAGCTTTCGATTCTGATAATACTTCAGTTGATGAAGATGTTGAAGGAGTCGCTGCAATTTTTTCTACTATTGGAGTTTTTGTTTCTAATTCACCTTTAATAGATGTGTAAAGATTTTTTGCTTCAGTTATAGTAGAAATGGTATCAAATCTTTTTAAAATTTCCAATTTCTCATTTTTAGTAGTTGAATGTTCTGTAAATAGACGAGTTGCGTATGCAAGATTAGCGTTAAATACTGCCACTTCATTGAGCTTGTCTTTGAAAAGAAGAAGAGCTTTTTTGTATTCACCATTCTGTTTTCTTAAAATTACAAGTTCTTCATTGATAGATTTTGATCCTGATATAGGTTCAGATCCGGCTTTAAACATTGTTTTAGATTTAATACCAGCTCTGTCCTGACCACCTTTATCGCCATGGATATTTGATTTTGTTCTTGCTGCTTCAGTAGCTTCAACTTTGTTGTCGCCACATTCTGCACATTCTTCGCCTTCTTTTGGTTCTTTCACAACAGGTTTTCC